AAAGAAGAGCAAGATAAACTAAGAGAAGAACTAAAAACAATCTTGGATGAAATGACTTATCCAAAGCTAATTGAAACAGATGCTCAAATGACAGAGAATGCACAAAAGGTTTTCACATCTGCTCCAAATTACATTTTGATGGGATAAGGAAGTAATAAATGTCAACAAACAACAAATGGTCACAACCGGACGCTCCACCTCCTCCAATGTTCTTGAACCAGAAAGAAAGAGATCTAGTCAAGCAAGTTAACGATGAACTGATCGAGCGTGTTATTGGTCAGACTATCCTTTATTACCCTATTGATTTAGAATTAACAAGCTTTCACCCTCTTTATGGAGAGTCCATGGAAAAAACCTTTCTGCCCCCTGTCAGGGTCCATGCAATGGTTAAGTGGGATTCTCAAGAAACTACTAACACGGGATATGGGATCGATCGTTTAAGAAAGATCTCAATTAACTTCCACAAGCGAAGACTGACAGAAGACCAAGATCTTTTTGTTAGGAAGGCGATTTTGTTCTTTATGCAGATCTTTTCTATGAGATTGTCACCTTAACAGAGCCAAAGCAGTTGTTTGGACGAGGAGACAAGTCTTTTGAGATAATGGCAGAATGTATCCGAGCAAGAGAAGGAACTTTCAATGCACAATAAAAAAAGAGATGAAAGGTTAGAAGATGCCGAGGTTATCTACCTTCAACCCTCAAACTTGGAGAATGTTGATTTTTCTGTTTTTGAATGGGTTGATGAGCATCTTAATATTTCCGTCCAGACAAACAAAGGGTTTAAAAAGGTTCCAGTTGTGTGGACTTCGGCTGAAAGGTCTTTTCAAGCCAAAAACGACAAAGAATTGAGAGATTCCGAAGGCGGCTTGATTTACCCTATTATAACAGTGTCTAGAAATTCTGTTACAAAAGACAAACAAAAAAAAGGAGCATTTTGGGCTCCCCTTCATGAACAAAGAGACTACAGAGGCGGTGTCTTCAAAATATCTCAAAAGCTGAACCAGAACAAAACAGCAAACTTTGAAAATGCCGATGCTTTTCGCTCTCCTTCTAGAAGGCAAATCAATTTTGTTATGCCAAAGGAAAAGAAAAGAAAAGAAGTTTATAAAAGTATAACTGTTCCAATCCCAGTTTACATTGAGGTTGTTTATGAAGTTATGTTGAAAACACAATTTCAACAACAAATGAATGAAATGATAGTTCCTTTTGTTTCAGATACTGGTGGTTTAAATTATTTTCAACTTCATAGAAATGGGCATTTGTATGAAGCATTCATTCAGGCTGATTATGGGATATCAAACAATGTAAACCAAATGTCTTCAGAGGAAAGAACTTATGAGTCAAAAGTAACTATCAATGTTTTAGCTTATTTAATGGGGCAAGATTCAAACGAAGCAAAGCCATACAACGTAGTAAGAGAAAATCCAGTTCAGTTAAGATTTAACCGAGAAAAAAGCATGATAGGCAAAAAGAATGATAGAGCCAATCCTATAAAAGATTATAGAGAATTGGGAGAATAAAAGACTTTTCGTTAACTTTCATCTATTTATTAATAAAAGATTTATCGACAGGAGATTAGTAAATGTCTGCTAAAAATTTTAGATTTAGATCGCCCGGAATCAGAATTCAAGAAATTGATCAAAGCTTTGTTGAAGCCCCGACAGTTTCTGAAGTTGGTCCGGTTATCGTTGGTCGTTCCTTGGAAGGTCCGATTTTGAAACCTGTTACAGTTAATTCTGTTGCAGAATTCATTGATGTCTTTGGAGAGCCTTCCCCCGGCGGATACGCTGGTGGTGACCTTTGGAGAAGTGAAAACACCACCTCACCTCATTATGGAGCATATGCAGCTTTAGCTTATCTTAGAAACTCTGCTCCTGTTACTTTTATTCGTTTGGGTGGGATTGCAGCCCCCGGCGCTAGCGGTACCGGCCAAGCAGGTTGGCAAACCACCGGATCGTCTGCGCCAGACGCTTCTTTAGCTTCCGACGCTGGCGCATATGGCCTTTGGCTGGCTCCATCTGCATCCTCCGGTGATAAACATGGGACAGGCTCTCTTGCCGCCGTTTTTTACATGTCAAAAGGCGCAGCGATTGGTCTAGAAGTTGCTGCTGGGGAATACAAAACTAAAAGGTTGGCAAGTTTCGCAGGGACGCTAACTAATGCCAAAATTAAGCTTGCTGTTTCGGCTTCCGCCGCTGGAACAACGTTTACTCCAGCTTCTTTGGTTAATGAGTTGGGATATACATCTGGATCAACTGATCATAATAAAACGTTTACAGTTACATTAGATCCCAGTGATTCAAACTTTATTAGAAAAGCTTTCAACACCTCTCCTCTTAAGACATATAAGGGCGATGATGGAGTTAACCACCCGCATCCTTATTTCTTGGGTGAGACTTTTGAAGACGTAATTAAAAGCAAAGAAGGTAGTGAGACTGCCACTCTTGCTTTTATCACCCCGCTGGCTTCCGGCTCTGTTTATAAAGGGGATTATCGTTACGACTTCCAAGAAGCAAAAACAGGGTGGATCTTTTCGCAAGACACCGGTCTTAATACCAGTTTTGATCCAATTGATTCAACTCCGCAAAAGCTTTTTAGGTTGGTTGGCCTTAATGAAGGGCGATGGGCTTCAAAAAACATCAAAATTTCAATTGCAAAGATTTCTTATACAAAAGTTGATAATTCAGCGGAACCTTATCCTACTTTCTCGGTGCAGGTGCGCGATGTTAAAGATTCTGATAACAGCCCAGCCATCTTGGAAGAATTCAATGATCTTACTTTGAATCCAAGATCTGCTAACTTTATTGCCGCTGTGATTGGAGATCAGTACATCAAATATGATAAAGCTGCTAGAAAGCATCGTGTTTTCGGAAGTTACCCAAACAACTCGCGATACATTCGAGTTGATGTACATCCTGATATTCTTTACGGCGCAGCCGACCCTGAACTGGTTCCTTTTGGATTCTTGGGGCCGGCTCGTCGCAAAAAGTTTCAGATCATCTCAGGTTCGGCAACCACTGCTCCGGACTCTGAATATGTGACTCTTCAGGCTTCTTATGCATCTGAATTAGACTCTTCTTTGGAATGGGGCGGTGGAGACTTTATTGCATCAAACGTTTTAGCTAAAACATTCACAGCTTCCTTGGATTGGCCGGATTATGCTCTTCGTGTTACTGCCTCTAATAGCTCACGAGGGGTTGCTAAAAACGGTTACTTTGGAGTCAGAGTCCAGAAAAATGAGACCTCTAGGTTTTTCTCTGAGAATTATTATGACTTGACTTACCCTCTGGAAGAAGGGGTCGATCCTTGGGAAGCAGATGGAACAAACACTGTTCACACATTTGCGTTTTCTTTGGATGACGTTAAACAGATTTCTGGGTCTGGAACTGGATGGTTGGATAATGCTGCATATAAATCAGGAAACCGAGCCTCTGCTGTTGCTGGTGAAAAATCAATCTCCCAACTTGGCTCTTATTACAAAGCAAATGGCCCGGGACAAACTGCCACAGCCCTATACACCAACTCAACTGCTGGGTGGAAAACAGTTATTGATGCTGGTTACAACAAGTTTACTATGCCGATGCATGGTGGTTTTGATGGTGTTGATATTACTAAAAAGAACCCATTCTCTAACGTTACTTTGACTAATGGATCAACAAATGACGGCCAAGATAACTATGCATGGTACTCCGTGTTCACAGCTATTAAGGCTCTTAAAGACCCTGAGTTTATCGATTACGATATTGCTGCGGTTCCCGGAGTTTGGGAAAAAGAACTGAACAAGCTTATGGCAGAACAGTGTCTTGAAAGAGGAGATGCTCTAGCAGTTATCGATTTGGACTCTGGATATCGTCCTTTAGAAGAGACAAAAGAAGACTCTACCACTGCTGTCAATACTGACTTGACAAAGCTTGGTTCTGTTTCCAGCGCTGTTAACTGGCGAAGAAACGACATGTCCGACTTGGTTCACTCTTATGCTTGCACCTTCTATCCTTGGGTTGATATTTCCGACCCTCGTGCCGGCGCTTTGGTTTCTGTGCCTCCTTCGGTCGCAATGCTTGGTGTTTTTGGTCGAGTTAAGCAAGTTTCCGATGTTTGGTTTGCTCCGGCAGGCTTCAATAGAGGCGGACTTTCTGATGGACTTTCTGGATACCCTGTCGTTAGTGTTAAAGACAGGCTGACTTCGAATGAAAGAGATGAACTTTATGACAATGGAATCAACCCCATTGCTTCCTTCCCCGCAGAAGGAGTTGTAGTGTTTGGTCAAAAAACTCTGCAACTGCAAAGATCGGCTCTTGACAGAATCAATGTTCGAAGGCTCATGATTTATCTTAAGCGTCAAATTTCTAGAGTTGCTGGTAGTCTTCTTTTTGAGCCGAATGTTCCGGATACTTGGAGAAACTTCACCAGCGATGCAGAAGAGATTTTGCAAGAAGTGCAAGACGGTCTGGGAATTGAAGAATATCGGTTCATCTTGGATGAAACAACCACGACCCCAGATCTGGTTGACCAGAACACGCTTTACGCGAAGCTTTTGGTTAAACCGACTAGAGCAATTGAGTTTATTGCTCTGGACTTTGTTCTGACAAATTCAGGTGTGGATTTCCCAGAATAAACTAATTAATAGAAAATATATAAAATAATTTAAAAGGAGAAATCCAAAAAATGAGTCAGCAATTATTTTGGGCAAGCAAGAACCTAGAGCCAAAAAGAGCTTTTAAATGGGTAGCTACTTTGGGCGATGGGAAGAACATTTATTCTTATCAGATTCAAAAGGTGGCTCGTCCAGAGTTAACCATTTCTAACAAAGAAGTAAAGATTCTTGGTTACACTTTCAACTATCCAATGCAAGCAACTTGGAACCAAATCACATTGGACTTTATTGATGTTGTCAGTAACGACAATAATAATAGAAAGAAATCTGGTGAATATCTTAAAAGGCTT